CCGGCGCGCCGACGGGCCGGGGCCGGGGCGGGACGTGGGGAAGTAGGAGGCGGCGCCGACGTAGCTCAGTTGGTAGAGCGTCTGCCTTGTAAGCAGAGGGTCGCCGGTTCGAGTCCGGCCGTCGGCTAGGTGAAAACCCTTAGAGCACGGCGCTTTGTCGGTTTCCGGATTCCCGCGTTTCCGGGTCGACAGCCGATCTGACAGCCAATCACTTGCGCGCGCGGCGCCGTGGGAGCGCCGCCTCGAGCACGGCGATCGCCTCGTCCTGCATCGTCGGCAGCACGTGGCTGTACGTGTCGAGCGTCGTCGATATCTTCGCGTGTCCGAGCATCTCTTGGGCGACCTTCGGGTGAACGCCGCCGGCGAGCAGCAGCGTTGCGAACGTGTGCCGCAGATCGTGGAAGCGGATCCGCGGAAGCTTCGCCTTCGCGAGCGCGGGATAGTACGATCGCCGCAGCACGTTCGATCGGCGCAGCAGTTGGCCGGCGGAATCCGTGAAGACGTACTCGCTCGGCTCCGCGCCGCCGGCGTCGGCCATCGCGCGCTTTCGGTGCGCGCGCAGCGCGGCCGCGGCCTGACTGGTCAGGCGCACGGGTCGGCGGCCGGCGCGCGTCTTCGGACTGTCGAGCACGACCGGCTTTCCGGTGTCGTTCGCCTCCGACGTCGTGCGGCGCACGTGGATCTCGCCGGCGCGCAGGTCGACATCGTCCCAGCGCAGCGCGAAGAGCTCGCCCTGGCGCAGCCCGGTGTAGATCGCGAGCACGAAGAGCGTCTCGAGGCGATCGCCGCGGATCGCGTCGAGGAACGCTTGCGCCTGCCGCGCGGTGAGCGGTTCGATCTGCGCTGCAACGTGGCGCGGCGCGTCGACGAGCGCGAGCGGATTGGTCGAGATCGCGCCCTGGCGCACGGCTTGGTTGAACGCGCGGCGCAGCGTCGCGTGCACAAGCTGGCGCGTGCGGCCGCCTACGCCGTCTTTCTCGAGTTGGCGGTACAAGCGCTGGACGTCCGCGGCCGCGATCTTGTGCAGCGAACGGTCACCCAGCGTCGGCAGAATGTGCAGCCGCACCGTTCCCTCGCGTGATCGGTACGTGCTTTCGCTGACGCTCGGCTTGACGTGATCGGTGAGCCAGCGCTCGAGATACGTGTGCAGTGAGATCGGGCCGTCGCCGTCGAGCGGCGCGCGGATCTGCCCGGTGCGCAATGCTTCGCGCGCGGCGTCGAGAGCGGCGAGTGCCGCCGATTTCGTCTCGCCGTAACGAAACAGGCGTCGCCGGCGCCCGTCGTCGTCGTAGCCGAGCGAGATCTGCGCGACCCAGCGACCATCGCTCTTGCGTTGATAGATCGCCGACTCGCCGCGCCCTCGACGCGCTCTAGCCATCCGCGTTTAGTCGTGAACCCGATAGAGGGTCCGTTCGAGGGCCTTATCTTCAAACGACGCAAGTATATCCGTGAGATCCGTGGCCTCGTCGTCACCCGTGTAGAAGAACGCGACTGATCGTGGCCCAACTGCAACAGAGTGGTAAACTTGCTCGCTCGTTTCCTTGTTGTCTTGAGTGACCTTAACCCAAACGGCCACGAAGTCGGGACGGACCTCAAACTCCAACGTATAGCTCGTTGAGGAGCGAATGCGCGCTTTGTAGATGGGCTGGTTGACGGCCTCGAATGAGAACGCCGGTTTGCCAGTCAAGGGATCGATGTCGCTGCGGTCCTTGGTCCATTGCCTCAAGGCTGGTTCGATCTTTTCACGCATGATGTGATCAAGAGCGTCGATCTGACGCTTTGCCTCAGATCGGTCGGTGATCCAAAGGTCGTACATGCTGGGGTCTCTCATTCTGGCTCCGTATCGTTATCAGTGCCCGGCTCGGGGCCGGAATTGCCCGCGCCCCCTTCGATCACGCGCAGCCGGCGGCGCTTTCGCTGCGCGAGGTACTCTCGGACCGCCTTGCGCCCGACCGGCGCGCGCGGCGTCCAGCCGATCGGCAAGGTGTCGGTGAAGACCGGCTCGCCGAATACGCGAAACGTCATGGTCGGCCAGCGCCGGTCCGCCAGGTCATCGTCCGGCGGATCCGGCGGCCGCTTCATGGAGACGCGTTTTCTGCGATCAACTTCGAGCCGTCCTCAAAAACAATTCGCTCGGGAACGAAGGTGAAGTGCAATCGAGACAAGGGCAGCTGACCAAATTTTGTATCGTTATCCTCGAATCGATTTAGGTCTATATGCCCATCCCATCTTACAGTTGCGTGCGCTGCGACAGAATTGTCGTACGCAATCGTTACGGACTGAAGCTTTTCCCCTAGATCTGTGACGAAAGTCGTCGTGCCTTTGAATGCGCGGATCTGCTTTGATCCGTGATTCTCAATCTGAAAACGGAGATTAACTGCGTTGCCGTAGACCCCGTTCGCCGGGTCGTCTGCTACGAACGTCTTCGACAGCGGAAAGACGTGGAGAGTAGTTGACATCTGCTCGCGAAGGGCCGCTAGACGCTGCTCCTCTTTCTCTCTCGCCGCTTTCTCAGCCGCTTCGCGGACGGCTTGTGCTGCCGCAAAGGTTTTTTGCTCGGTGATGACTTGGTCGACGGTCTTCCCGTCGACGGTGTAATCCTTCGAGAGCGCGGCGCGCATTGCCCCGGCGATGAACGCGGTTCGATCTTCCGTGGATAGGTTGCTTTTCCCGATCTCCTCCATGATTGTGTCGTGATTCGTGGGCGTGATTACCTCGGAACGGACGCTCGAGCAACCGACGAAGCAAATCGCGGCTGCCAGTACCGTCGCAGGGAGCCGACTTAAAATCGGCCGGTTCATTCTGCGATCGCCGGCGGCGGAGTCGCATCGATCGCGGCATGCGCTGCGGCCGGAAGCGCGGCGGCGTCGGTTACCGGCTTCGGGCCGGGCAGCTCGACGATGCCGGCCCAGCCGCATCGCTGACACATGAAGCTCGCATTCCATTGCGCCATGAGGCCCGGGAAGGTCAAGCTGTTCCAGTTCGAGCGCTGATAGGCGACGGCTCCGAAGACCGCGGTCAGGATCAGCCAGCCGTATGCGTGCGCGACGAACGCGATGAAGGCGAAGATGCACGCCCCGACCACCCATTTGCCATAGTGCTGTTTGACCGGCGGCGCCGTGCGTATGCTCATCATCGAGGTTTGCGTGCCGCGCGTCCGGGCGCCGCCGACGCCGATCCCGCCGGCGAATCCGGCGCCGAGCGACCTCGTGTCGATGACGCTCATGCCGGTTTGATGGAGCACGGCGAACCGGCGGAGATCTTCGCTGTTGCAAACTGGGCAGTGCATTCCTATAGGTCCCCCTTGCCTGTGCCAGCATGGTGGCACAGGCGGCGATTACACTAAATCGGTGGTGGAGAATATGACCCCTCGCTCGCTCCCTCTGTTGGATCCCCTCACGCAGCGCCTCGCTTCTTGCTGCGCGACGATTGCGCGTCTCGAAGCTGAATTGCAAGGGCCAGCGCTTCCCTCGCCGTCTTCAGAGCATCGAGAAGATCGGTTTTCGTCTGACGATCGGCGCGCTCGAGCGTCTCGAGCCGGACTGCGATTGATCGAGGGCGGGCGGCCGGCGGTGTAGGTGCGTCCGAAAATGCCGGATGTGGCGCCCCGTCCACCAGCTGGTCGATAGTACAGCCGAGCGCGCTCGCAATCGCGCGAACGTAGTTGATCCCGGGGTTGGGCGTCGTCCCCTTTTCGATGCGCTGCAGAGTCGGCTGCGGCACCTCGGCGCGCTCCGAAAGCTGATTTTGCGAAAGGCCCATAGCCTCGCGCATCGCGACGATCCGCTCGCCGAGCCGCATACGGATACGTATACGCCGAATTGGAAAAGTAACCTTATACGAATCTGTTGACATCATGGAACAAATCCGTATTATGCAAATATGCAATTCGGCGACATGCTTCGGCGCGCGATGGATGAGGCGGGCCTAACCCAGCTTCAGCTTGCCGACCGCAGCGGAATCCCACAGGCGACAATCTCACGCTATTTGCGGAAGCAGATCAAGCCGGGCGTCGACAAGCTCGACGCGCTCGAGCGCGCGCTCCCCGAGTTGCGCGAGATCCGCCGGGAAGCGTCGGCGGCGTAGGCGATGCACGATCACAAGGCAAGCCTAACAGACGCGACGCCCGAGTGCCCGAACCCCCAAGGGGGCCGACCGGCGCACCCGGCGATCCTGGCGATCGAGGGACACGTCGAGGCGCTCGTCGCGCTGACCGACGACGTCGTCGCGCTCGAGCACGTCCTGCACAGCGTGAAGCGCGTGCGTACGGTGCTTTCGCGCCTCGAGGACCACGCGCACGAGCGGATCTCGCGGCTGAGCACTGCCGTGCTGCCCGAGATTCAACGGGCGTACCGTGCGGCCGAGGCCGCCTACCAAGCCGGGACCGCGGCCTGACCGTGGCTCGGCTCTTTGATTTCCCGCGGTGGAAACCGACGCGAGCCGGTTGCTCGCAAAAACTGAGGCCGCGTCGTTGGCGCGACGCGGCCTCGGAGGTCGACTCGTTATGCTAGACGTTACCCGCAGCCGGAGCGAATCCTCGCGCCGGCTGACGGACCCGGGCGAGTTTCTCTTGCCTGCAACGCACGAGATCGTTGCGCAGGACGGAGAGCTGCTGCGCGGTCCGCAGGTCCCCGATGACGCGCTCACGTTTGCCGACTGCTGCGAGGAGGAGGCCGCGCTGACGGAGTTCGCGCGTCATCTCCACACGACGATCACCGAGCGGTTTCACGCGCTGCAAGCGCGGAAGAGCGTGCTCGCGGCCGCGGAGATCACGGCATGACGGCGGCGGAAACGGCAGTCGCCGACACCACCTTCGTCGAGCGCCCGCACACCGCGTCGATGCTCGAACCCGAACCCGGCGCGCTCGCAACGCCGGCCGATCCGGACACAGTGAAGAAGGCCGTGCTCGCGCTCGGCGATTCGGATCTCGCGACGCTCGGCAACGACGTGCAGCTGCGGATCCGACAGCTGAGCGAACAGCACGCGCGCGCGATCGATCCGCACCTCACGATGATCGCGCTGATCAAAGAAGAGCTCGCGCGGCGCATCGCGGCGGCGCACGGCGGCGACGAAAAGCTCGACGAGCAGAAGGGCAAGACGGTCGTCGCGCTTGCCGATCCGGATCTGCAGATCGAACTCGTCATCGAGCGCGAGCTAGTGAAGCGGATCTCCGATCTGCAGGCGATCCAGCATCACGTCTCGCCCGACGAATACGCGAAGGCGATCTATCCGGAGCCGCCCCCGAAAGAGACGCCGATGGTCGCCGACGCGCGCGTGCTCAAAGGCATGCTGACGCGCTACGGCGCCGAGTCGGCGGTCGGCAAGATCATCGCGCGCGGCTTGCGCTACATCGAGAAGCGCCGCTACGTGCGGATTGCGGAGCGCGTGAAGGCGCAGCCCGAAGTCAACGTCACGCCGGGCGGTGCGACGTGAGCGCGTGGGAGCTCGTGAGCAGCTCGAACGTCGACGCGCTGCGTTATCACCCGGAGACGCAGACGCTCGACGTGCGCTTCCGCGCGCGCGTCGGAACCGAAGGCCCGGCATACCGCTATTCACCCGTATCCTCGCTGCGCTTCGAGCAGATCCGCATGGCCGACTCGATCGGGCGCGCCGTCAACGCGCTCAAGAACGACGCCGGCGTCGACTGCTCGCGGCTGGAGGGCCCTGATATTGGCTGACCTTGCGAGAGCCAGCGGCGACGCGCTCGAGCAGCTTATGTCGCGCTTTGCCGACATGGTCGCGGTGCGCGTCGTGTCGCAGCTTGATCCGCGCATCGTGCGCCAAAGCGGTCAGCCCGCGGTCGCCGCGCCCCCTGCGGCCGCCGAACGCCCGGCGCCAGCGGACAACGTCAGGGTGCTGCGGCGCGACGCGAAGCCCGCCAGCGAGTCGCAGATCGAGCGGCTCGGCAAGATCCGCAAAGTCGATAAGCTCTGGGAGATCATCGATCAGATCGCGGGGCGCGACGTACGCGGTTTCGAGCAGCTGACCTACGATCAGGCGAAAGATGCGCTCAACACGTTCTACGAGACGTTCGGCGGCGGCGATCGCGGCCGCTATGCGAACGAAGGGCGTCGCTAATGCCCTTCGTGGAGTTCGCGCCGCCGTTCACGCCGCGCATGATGATGTGGCCGAGCGAGGGGGCGCGGTGGTTTCGACAGGGTCCGGTCCGCGTCTGCGTCGCCTCGGAGCACGGGCGCTGGCACATGTCCGTGTCGTGCGACGGCGATCGCTATCCGACGTGGGACGAGATCGCCGACGCGCGCTATCAGCTCTTGCCCAACGATCGCGACTTCGGCCTGATCCTGCCGCCGCCAGCCGACTACGTGAACATACGCAACGTCTTCCACCTCTGGGAGTTGCGCGACGAGGGCCTGCCGGTTGAGCGTGGCGTCGCCATGTTGCGCACGCACGAGGATGGGAGCGCCGCGCCATGTTGAGCGTGCCGAAGGTCGACGCCCGGATCGCCGACGGCGCCGCGAAGCTGCTCGAGCAGCTCGACGCGATCTCCGACAACGTCGTGCTGCGCGCGCTCATTCTGGGCACCGCGATCCGCGTCAACGCCGCGAACGGTGCGCGCGCGTTCCACGAACGCTATCCAAACGCGTCGCTCGATCAGGTCGAAGCGACGCGCACGGATCTGCTCGCGCGCTGCTGGCGCAACGGGCAAACGCTGGCCGCCGAGGACATCCTCCGGCAGACGGCGAGCGCGCCGGCGCCGATGGGCGAGATGGGCGGCCCGATGAATTCGGGCGCTGGCGCGCGTTCGTCACCGGGTCCTGCACTAAGAGACTCGGGGCACCCGTCGCGCGCGTCAGCGACTAAATTTCGCCACATTGGCGGTGTGCTGTGAAGCGGCGCCCGGTCACTCCGGACGAGGCGCGGCTCGCGCGTGAGTTGGCAGGGCTGACGAACGAGGAGCTCGCGGCCGACGGATTCATGCGAGCGCGGGAGGCCGCCGAGTTCCTCGGCCTCTCGCGCTCGCAGATCTACGAGCTCATGAATCAGGGCCCGCTGCCGTACCGACGTCTGGGTGCCGCGCGGATGATCCCGCGCGTCGCGATCCAGCGTTGGTCCGCGCTCGGCATCGTGCGTCGCGATCGGGTGGTGGCCGATGCCGCGTGATCCCGTGAAGATCCTCGATCGCGTCATGCGGGTCTCGTTGCTCGTCGCGCTCGCCGCGCTGATCGTGTCGCTCATTGCGCACGGGGTGCTGCATCTCAACGCAGACGGAAGCGCGGGGTCCGCCCTTTTTTTGGCATGCAAGCAGGCGGTTCGTCCGTGTATCTCGGGGGGTAGCTGGTGGAGGCTCGGACAGTCGTGATCGGCATTTTTCGTCTGCTCGAGTCTCAGGGTGTCGTCAGTATCGGTCGCACGCGGATCGTCGCGCGCGCTGCCGGCGCGAAGTTCTCCAACGACGACGCATCGCGCTGGCTCGCGCCGCTCGTTGCGGCCGCGGACCGTAAACCAGGCGTCGTCGGACGATCGGCATCGTTGAAGCGCGGACCGAAACGCGACGCCGAGCGCGGACCGAAAATTGAGCACGTTCCGGACCGTAATGCAGAACACGCCGCGGACCGTAACGGGCAGCAGAACGACGGCGCCGACCTGCTCGATCAGCTACTGGCGGACGGTCGCGTGCAGCGCGGCTTCGGACCGAAAAATGAGCACGATCCGGACCGAAGCGACGGCGCGTCGCGTGCAGTCGCGGACGGACCGAAACGCGCTGACACCCGCGGACCGAAAAATGAGCACGATTCGGACCGAAACGGAGATTCCGCTCCGGACCGTATCTCGCGGGCGCGCACGGCTAAGGATCTAGTTAAAATTGCCTCGGATACTCCGCTACGCTCCGTATCCGAGTCTGACTTACACCCGGGCGCGCACGAGGCCGAAACGGCCGACGAGCGCGATCCCGCCGTCTGGGTGCCGAAGCTGCGCGAGGACGTCAACGCGATCCGCGACAAGCGCATCCGCGAGCTCTCGGTGCAAGAGCGCCTGCTCGTCGCTCGCTATCACGCGTACAGGTTTGCCAACTGCACGAAGTCGCTGAGCCGCAACCGCAAGGCCGGCGCCGACATCGTCGTCGGCATTGCCAAGCTCGCGAGTTCGGAGCTCTACGCGGACCTGACCGTGTCCCAGTACGTGGCCGCCGCTCTGCGCTATCATACCGAGATCGCCGACGGCGCGCCGTGGCGGAACCCGTTCATGATTCGGGCGCTCGAAGAGGGCCTCGAACCGCGGAGAGCCGCGCGATGACGACGACGCAGCGTCCCGAGCGCGCAGTGAAACCCGGCTTCGATGCGCTCGTGTGGGCAAACGCGCTCGCCGCGATCTACGGCAAGATGCGCGCGGAAGGCCGCCAGCATTTGACCTACGACGAGTGGCTCGGGAAGCGTGGATCCTACGCGCGCGCGGCACTCGATGCGGGGCTCGTCACGCTCGAGGAGCTCGCCGCGATCGCCGCCGATCCCGACGCCGTGATCGCGAAGCACGATCACCCGCGCGCCCCGAGCGCCGTCGGCGCGCAGCTGCGCCGTTGCGTGCTGATCGCGCTGGCGCGCAAGGTCCGGGCGAAGCGCGCCGCGATCCCCGCGCACGTCGAGTCCGAAGCGTGGAACGAGTCGCTGGAGCGCGAGCGCCGAGCTCGTGAGGACGAGGCCGAGCGCGAGCAGCAGATGCGGCTGTTGCGCGAAGACGAGATCGCGCGTGATAAGGGCCGCGGCGGGAAAGTCGCGCGCGGCACCACGTCGCTGCGCGAGAAGACCGCGAGCGTCGAGATATGAGCGCGTGCAGAAGCTGCGGCGCCCCAATCGTCTGGGCCGTCACGATCGCCGGCGCCGCTCGACGGCCCGATCGCCGTCACCGTCGAGTTTCGTTTGCAGCGTCCCAAGACCGCGCCCAAGCGCGTGACGCTGCCACACACCGGGCTCGATCTCGACAAGTGCGCGCGCGCCGTGCTCGACTCGATGACCGGCTTGATCTACGCGGACGATGCGCGGATCTGCGATCTCACACTCCGGAAGCGCTTCGCGGTCGAGGAACCGACGGGCGCGACCATCCTGATCGAAAGGCTCGAATCATGAAATGCACGATATGTCAGCGCGACGATTTCACGCAAATGCAGGCGATCGCGGCGCACCAAAAAGCCGACCACCCGAAGGAGTGGAAGAAGAAGCAGGCTGCGCGCAAAAAGCGCCGGCAGCCGCCCGAGCCGGAAGTGCCGACGAGCTCGAACGCCTCGCAGAGTGCGATCTTCTGGACGCGGCTCTGGCCCTATTCGAGCAGAGCAGCGAGGCTGCACACTCGTCACGTTGACGGCGAAAGCGCGCGAACGCTAGCGCGTGAAGCTGGCATATCGAGACAAGGTCTTCTAAAGTGCTGGCGCAGGCTCGGGCTGGACGTCCGGCCACGCGTTGAGGCGTTGCGCACACCACAGCTTCGTGATCGGATGGCGGAATCAATGCGCGCCGTGCGGGCGGCGCAACGATCGTGATCCCCTGGCGCGAGATCGGGCGCGCAGCGATCTGCGTGCACCCCGGATACGCCGGCGACGACGTCGAGCGGTGCGTCGTCTGGCAGCGCACCGTCGAAGAGATCGCGACCGACTATCGACTCGCCCACTCGCTGCTGATCTTGATCCAAGAGATCGGCCGGAAGCGCGCACCGCTCTTGGACCAGTTCGGGCTGTGAAACAGAAGCCGCTACCGCCGTCGCCGCCGAAGTTCTGCGAGTGCGGCTGGTATCTGGCGAGCTTAATCGACGGCCATAAGGGGTGCCATCGGAAATGGGAGACCAACGAGAAAGCGATCGCCGCAGGCAAGAAGCTGCGGCGCGGCCGGCCTCGCAAGAAACGAACGCCGGCGAAGGCGGCCTGACGTGACGGCCGCCGCGCAGCCCTGCGCGGGCATCGCCCGGTGTTTCCACTGCGAGCTCGTGACGACGGTGCGTCTCGATCCGCGCCTCACCGTGCCGACGCAATACTGCGTCGACAAGGACGCGTGCGCGTACCGGTTCGCGCAGCGGATCCGCCGCGCGTTCGGCCCCGGCACGCCGGTGCAGTACTACTGGCGCACGGTGCACTGACGTGGCGGCGCAGCGCGAGAAGAAGCCGCAGCCGGGCCGTCGTCGAAAGCGGCCGCCGAACCGCCCGACCGTCCGAACCGCAGCCACGGCGCGCAAAGTCATCCGCGCGATCAGCGACGGGCTGAGCAAGGACGACGCCGCCCGGGCCGCCGGCATCGCCCCGTCGACGCTCTTCGACTGGCTCGCTGCGGATCAGGACTTTTCGGACCGCGTCACGCGCGCGAGAGATCAGCTCAAGCCGAAGCTCGTCGGGTTCATCTCGAATAGCGCAACAAAGGACTGGCGCGCGGCGGCGTGGCTGCTCGAGCGTTATTTCCGCGACGAGTTCGGCAAGACGGTCACGCTCGAGGGCGGCGATCCGGAGAAGCCGGTGCCGATCGCGTTGCGCATCGAGGGTGAGATCGTGGAAGCTGCGCGTCGTCTGGCCGGTCGTTCGCCGGCGGAGCTGGACGCGCTGATCAAGGCGGGCGGCCTGTCTGACGGCGAGCCTGCGTCGAAATTGACGTCGTGACGGGCCCCGATCTACTGTCAACGTGAAACTGAACGCTGCCCACGTCCACGCGAAGGCGCCCGATCCGCAGATCACGCACGTGCTCGTGCCGTGCAGCTGCGGCCGGCGGACCTGCCCCGGCGTGCGCTGGCGCGTGCGGCTGGATCCCGGGCGCGAGTTCAAGGCGGACGGCCGGGTCGGGCTGCGCGTCGACGGACCGCCGAAGCCGTCGCCGCGAGACCGCGTCTGCCCGACGTGCGGGAAGCCGCGATGAAGATCAACGTCCGCATCGACGACATGCAAGAGCTAAAGGCGCTGACGAACGACTACGGGTTCGAGTCGGTCGACGTGATGGCCGGGATCCTGCTGCGCTACGCGTTCGAGAATGTCGAGATCGCCGTCGATAGGCACGTCATGGCATGCCGCGAGCGGATGCGCGCGCGGCGATCGGCCGAATGAAGATCGAGTTGATCGAGCCGTACAAGGGCTGGCGCTACCACGTCGACGCGCCGAACGGAGGCGGTCACTGCGACACGTTCGCAGAGGCCGTCGCGATCGCGGCGAAGGGCATCCGAGGCGACAGCTACGAAGCCGTCATCTACGAGCGGCGCGCCCACGTGTCGCAGCTCGGGCTGGTCGCGATCGTCGACGATCCGGACCCGACGGCCGAAACGGCTCGGCTGCAACCGACCGACGACGCCGACGACTGAGTGCAATCGGTCCCGCGCGCGGCGCGCGCGCCGCTTATCGCCTACTATTTTCGCCGCGATCGGCACGATCGGCCGCGGCATGCGTTCGTCGGGGATGCGCCGACGTCGCTCTGTCGGGAGGTCGATCGCGAACTGGTCGGGCTCTTCGCGGACCGGTCGCCGTACGATCGCGACGACACGCCGGCGCTGATCGCTGCTCCGCGGCGGACGTGCCGGCACTGCCTCCGGGCACTGTCGCGATTGGCCGCTAATACCGGGTCGGCAGGCTGAGTGTCCGGAAAGGTGAACGCGATTTCATGGAACAGGTAGCTCCGAATACGGAAATGCTGCGCAGAGAGACAAGCGCCATTGATCCCTCGGCGTGATCCAGCTGGCGGACCTCGAAGGGCTCACGGCCGAGCAGCTCGAGGTCCGGCTCGCCGCCGAGGCCGCCCAGCGCGTGCGCGCCAAGCAAAGCCTCCAGATCTTCGCCGCGCGCATGCGCGAGGATTACGTCGCCTACGCGCACTCGAAGGTCATCATCCGCTATCTCGAGGCGCTCGAGCGGCGCGATATCGAGAACCTCGTGATCGCGATGCCGCCGCAGCACGGCAAGAGCTTCCACGGCTCGGAGCTGCTGCCGGCGTGGTACATGGGCCGCAACCCGAAGCGCAACGTCGTGCTGACGTCGTACGGCGACGCGCGCGCGTACAAGGCGAGTCGCGAGATCCGCTCGCTGATCGCCGATCCGCGCTGGCCGTTCGAAGCGCGGCTCGCGCCCGGTGCGCAATCGATCCAGGAGTGGGCGCTGACGACGGGCGGCTATCTGCGCGCTGCCGGCGCCGGATCCGCGCTCGGCGGCTTCGGCGGTCATCTGCTCGTGCTCGACGACCCGTTTAAGGATCGCGTTGAGGCCGACTCGATCGTGATCCGCGATCGCCGGTGGGACTGGTTCACCGACGTATTCATGCTGCGCAAACGGCGGCACAGCGTGAAGCTGATCATCACGACGCTGTGGAACGACGACGACGTCGTCGGCCGGCTGCGCAATTCCGAATTCGGCGCACAGTGGGAAGTGCTGCTGCTGCCCGGCTACGCCGATCCGGCCATCGTCGATCCGGATCCGCTCGGTCGGTCGAAGGGCGTGGCGCTGTGGCCGGAAGGGCCGGACCTGCCGTCGCCGCAGCGCGGCGAGATCTCGTCGCGATCGTTCCAAGCGCTCATTCAATGCGATCCGTCGCCGGCGACGGGCGACGTCTTCAAGGCCGAATGGTTCAAGCGGCGGTATCGCTCGCTCGATCAGATAGTCGATCGCATGCAGACGGTCACGGCCGCGCTCGACGGCGCCTGGAAAGAAGGCGTGTCGAACGACGATTCGGCGATCGCGCTTTGGGGAAGCGACGGCGTTGACTTCTACCTGCTGCACGCGTGGAGCGATCGCGTCGAATATCCGATGCTTAAGCAGATCGTGCGCGATTACGGTCGCGATATGCAGCCCGACGAGTTCGCCGTCGAGGATGCGGCGTCGGGCATTGCGATCGTGCAAGAGCTGCGCCGCGAGACGGATTTACCGCTCCTGGGAGTGCCGACGAGGGGTATGTCGAAGCTCGCTCGCGCCGAAGCAATATCTCCACTATTCGAGGCCGGGAAGGTCGTGCTCCCCGAACGGGCGCCGTGGCTAGATGGCTGGATCAAGCAGCACCTACGGTTCCCCAACGGCAAGCGCGACGATCTCGTAGACACGACGAGCCTGGCTCTCGCGCGGCTTTCACCGCGAAACGCGCGAGCGTGGGGCACCATAGATCCCTCGAAGTCGAAGCGGAGAAGCTAGCATGTCCGAAGTCGTTGCGGCCACGATCCCGGTCAATATCCAGTCGATCACCGCGGGCGCTGCGTACACGGATCTCGAGGTCAAGATCCTCGATCCGTCCGCCGGCGGATACGCACCGGCCGTCGGCACGCCGACGCTCAAGGTGACGGTGCCCAACGCGTCGGCCACGGGCCTCGTGACGGGCGCCGCGTCGCTGGTGCTGCAGCAGCCCTAGCACGTGATGACGGTCTGCCAGGACGCTGACGGCAACGTCGGCGTTCTGGTATGCGTGCCGCGCACGACGGCCGCAATCCCGAACGAAGACGGCGTGCTTGAGCTGGTGCTCGAGCTCGAATCGTTCGTTACGTTCACCTCAGCGAACTAGGAGCCGCCATGCCGGAACTGCTCGGGCCCGACGGCCGGCCGTGGACCGCGGCGGCCGCCGGCGCCGACGTCGCAAAACACGCCGTCACGGTCGCGCCGTACGCGAACGCGACGCGCGCCGTCATCTCGGGCGGCAACCAAAAGCGCGGCGCGAAGATGCTCAAGAATTTCGCGCGCAGCAACGAGTGGGTCGCCAACGCTATCTTCCGGCGCTCGCACGCGATCCAGAACGCGAAGTGGACGATCGTTCGCACCGACGATCCGTTCGCGAAACCGGATCCGGACGTGCAGCGCCTCGTGCGGCAGCTGCTCAACAATCCGAACCCCGCCGGCATGAGCTGGCGCGAGTTCATCGCGCAGGCCGTATTCGATCTGCTCGTGCTCGACGCCGGGTGTATCGAAAAAGAATTCAACGCGCGCGGCGACGTCGTCGCGCTGTGGCCGGTCGCCGGCGAGACGATCTCGGTCGATGCCAAGTGGATCGAAGACTGCGACCCGAGATCGCCGCGCTATCGCCAGTACGAAGGCTACAAGCTGATCGCGGAGCTGCTCAACGATCAGCTGATCTACATGATGCACAACCCGTCGACGGATCTGCCGATCGGGCACTCGCCGGTTGAAGTACTCGTGCGCGTGATCGAAGCCGAGCTCTACGGCGAACAGTACGACTACGAGGCGATGAAGCAGCACCAGCCGGCGGGCGTGCTGGACCTCGGGCCCGGGACGTCCATGCCCGAGCTCGAGCGCTTCCGCGAGTACTACGAGGCCGAGATCGCCGGCACGCGGCGCGTAGCGGTGATCGGCGGCGGCGCGGAGGGCGGCAAGGGCGGAAGCCAGGTCAACTACATCGCCTTCCGTGACGACTCGTTCGAGGACCGCGAGGCATATAAGCACTGGCTCGCGGTGAAGATCGCGACCGTCTTCGAGCTCGATCTCGTCGAATTCAACTTGATCGCCGACGTCAACCGATCGACGTCCAAGACCGGCGCGTCGAAGACCGATCGCGGCCTCGAGGCGCTCGGCTCGGTGATCGAAGGTCACATCTCGCGCGAGATCGTCGCCGCGATCGACCCCAATCACGGCTTCGCGTTCAAGGACCTCGTCTCGATCGACGACATGGCGCAGGCGCAGATCGACAAGATCTATCTGGCCGCGCAGGTCATCACGCCGAACGAGGTGCGCGATCGCAAAGGGATGCCGGCGGTGCCGTGGGGCGACGAACCGTCGCCGACGCAGTCGACGGAGCCGCTCGAGCCGCCGCCGGGCGAAGACGTCGACCCCGACGACGACCCGCAGGGCGGCGGGAAGAAGTCGCTGAGGGGTGGGCGCGCTGCGCGTAGCCCTTTTGGCGCGCGGCGCGCGCGGAGCGGCTGACAGGCCCAAACGCCGAGCGAGAGCTCGAGATGTACGCGGCGCTCGATGCGATCGTCGAGCGTTCGCGCACGCGCCTGCAGAACGAGTGGAACCATCGCGCGACGCACCTGAAGTCGAAGGTGCGATCGCTGCTTCACCAGCGTAAATCGGCAATTGCAGAATTGCGCAAATCGTCAAACGACGGGCTTTTCGACGAGGACGACTTCCTCGATGAACTCGACGGCCTGCCCGACGTCATGGTCGATCCGGCGCCGTACATCGAGGCCGCCAAGGCCGGCCAGCGCGCCGTGCCCGGCTACGAGGATCGCGCGATCGATCCGCACGCGCTCGGCCAAGCGCACGCGTCCTACCGGCGCAAATACGCGGACGGTGTCCCGCTGCGGATCTCCGGCTCGCTCGCGCAGACGCTGAACGAGGCCGCCGGCGAGACGAACGGCTACGAAGACGTCGATAAGCTCTGGCAAATCGTCGACGACAAGATCGCCGCGCTCGCCTCGGATGTCACGCGGTATGCGGATCCGCCGTGGTCAGCCGGCAATGCCGGCTACGGGAATCAGCTCGGCGAGTTCGACGTGCTCATGGATTGGACGCTCGACGACGCGGCGGATCACTGCGAAGACTGCCCCGAGCTGGCCGACGGTTCACCCTACAGCGTCGACGATATTCCGACGTGGCCCGCGCAAGGAGACACGCAATGCCTCGACCGATGCAAATGCATGATCACCGCGGATAAGGACTCGTGGGAAAAAGTGTTCGGTGAGGCCGCATGAGCCTTCCAGGATCGCTCGTTCCGAAGGCGACGCCGGCGCCGTCGCAGCTGCCGGCCGACGCCGATCGCGTGCACGTGTTCGGGCAGACGCCGGGCAGCACGTCGCACTGCGGGCGCCGGCGCTGGAACGGCACGCGGCCCGCGACGCTCGCCGAATGGCGGCGGCTGGCGTGCGACGACTGCAAGACCGCCGTCGCGAACGTGACGAAATTCCGGCCACGGATTACGCGCGTTCGCTTCTGAGCACGGATTTTCGGCGTCGCGCAAGAGCGCCGCTCGGCGGCGCGAAGCACCGGGCAACTGAGGCCGTCTCCACCGGCCCGCCTCGTATCCACGGAGACGCCGTACTATGCCGCCGACTGCAACCGTGCCGCGCCCCGTGGCGCCCAGCACGTTCAAGTTCTTCACGCGCGACATCGCGCTCAAGATCGAAAAAGCGGCCGACGGCTCCGAGCAGCTCTTCATCGAGGGTTGCGCGAGCTCGACGGTGATCGATCGCTGCGGCGATCGCATCTCGCTCGCGTGTCAGCAGAAGTTCCTCGAGCAGTGCAAGAGTCTCACGATCTTCCTGAATCACAGCTACGACGTCCCCGAGGACGTCATGGGCACGTGCGAAGAGTCGTATCTGAAACAGGCGACCGACGCCGAGCAGGGCGAGTGCACGGAGCTGTGGATCCGCTGCA